TCTCACTTGACTTTGGTCACCGTAGCGCTGTATCGCCAAGCTGTGATGCTCAGATAGAAATAGTGAATTAGTGAAAAATTTTGAAAATCTAATTAAACTAAACTACTGATTAAAAACAAACCGTGGTTAGGTCTTAAGTCCATGCCCTCCACAGTTTCGCTAACACATTTTCTGAACACAATGTTAGACTACGCCTTACGTTATGGTAGGACCACGCAAGGTCTTCGTTTACAGTTGTCTCTGGATTTACACGTGAAATTAACATTTAGCCTATCACATGTGGTTGTTTTCTCAACCGCCTTTTTACTAGGAGGCGCGTCCCCTCCTTACTACTCTATCCGAATGCCAACTTATTGGCTGTCCCTCGAAGGCCACCGAAGATACCTCCAGCGATATCGCCCACTACTGGAATCTTCCTAATCCATGATTCCAGCATGCCAAAGAGACCGCCCCCATCATTTGCGTTCGAATTAAACCCATGCTTAATTGAGCGTTGTATATTTGCAACAAACTTAAGCGCCATATCATCCTTAGGTGCACTCTTGCTAGCATAAGCAGCAACTTGGCTTTCCAAAGCTGGCACAAACTCAATATAAGCGTTGGTACTAATAGTAACACTTCCTTCCGTACTTATTTGCTGATACAATTGCGTGTCCCAATAGTGATTGAACCCTGACATTCCGCTAAACAAAGGTGTTTGCGTAATCAAGGTTGACTGCTCCTTGTCACTAGTGATAATAAAATCAGATGGATGGGACTCTGCATTCATCTCTTGGCCAGTAATAGGCTCAGTAAATGTGGCAATGGTCAATCCTCCATGTTTTGCAGCATGACTCGTAAATCCATTCCTATCAAAGTTTTGCAACTCATTTGGAGTAGAAGGGAGCGGTGCTAATAAAACTTGTGGATTAGTCATTGTCTCCGTACGCAAATTATGTTTCAACTGCCGGGCCCGCTTTGTTCCATCTTCCGGTAAATTAACTTGATGTTTCACATTCATTTTCTTAAAAAGACCTTGCAAATCATCTACAGTTGTTTCAGACGCCATAATCTCAATATCTTCATCCTCTGAGAAAGACACTTGACTGACGTCATCTGGAAAGATTTTATGCCTCTCCATCATCTCCCTGGGTACTAATCGCATCATCTCTGGTGTAGCTTTAAACCCAAGTTTCATTAGTTGCACTGCCATTGTAGAAACTTCGGAAGCACTTATATTTTGATGTTCCATCGGATGTTTTGCAAAGAAAATCATCCCCTCATTGTGTAAAGCACTTGCACTCAATACACTTTTAGTCGAGCGGCCAATTAAGCGAATCTTACTAGCAAGACTCTCTATATCAGCCACTGTCACATCCTGTGCAAAATAAACTTCCATCACAACATTAGGGGGTGGCGTTGCAGGAAACACTCCATCATAAATAGGTATCCACACATTGGTTCTAACCGCCGGTGGCGCACCATTGGCCCAACCACGCGCAAAAACTTGCCATGGTGTGAATGTTGGATTAGCTGTGATGATCGCATTATACGCATTAGTATTACCCCAGCGAAGAGCTACGTACTCAATTCCTGGTAAACTAGTCTGCGAAATCATCAAATTCCATTGAGGTGGAGCTACTTCCGGCGGTGAGGCGGTCAACGTCCAATTGGGCTTACCCACAGTGTTAGTGGTAGCCAACTTCTGAACTATTACACTACCACCAATACCATCTGGGATCCCGCACATCTCATCAATTTGCTCCCATGGTGAACATGCTTCCACTATAAAGTTAGTTGAACTTGAGTGCATAACATTGCTATTCAACTGTGCCAACAAACCCCTACCCTTATTTTGTAAATTTGCAAATGCGCGCTTTCCTTGTTGTACACGCCGGGGTTTCCTAACGGGCTTTGGCTTAGGCCCTCGCGGTTTTACCATCACTTTTTCTGTGACTACCACCTGTTGTTTATTTCTCGCGCGACGGCCGCGCGGCGGTCTCTGGCCTTTTGGCTTCTCCACTACTTTTGTCGTGGTGACGACTTTTTCTCCTCCTTTTGCCATATCTTTTGCTTGTGTTAATTCAATACTACGTTGAAAATTTTGCGTAACGTTGGCGTCTTTAACCTCATTGGGATTACGCAGATGCACGCCTCGCATCATAAACACATGAAAGAAGGGATCTACAATATGAGCAAAAACATTTTCAGCTGTCTCTTCATCATAAACGTAACTACGCGTCATACGCTCTACCACATCGAATACAATGTCCCGATCGGGATGGTTGTAAGCCAACATATAAGCCATACGTGCTCTGGCTATAAAATGCTCAACTGTTGGTTCCTTTCGAAACGCTAAAATTGCCAACACTCTATCCAAGCCTGGTCTATATGCTAACCACCGCTGATTAATGATCACAGTACTAAACTTCAAGAACTCAACTTGATCCAGTGATTTCCACCTAGGTAATCCTTTATCAGCTCCTGTATACGTCATACCAATCTGCTTCATGTTCTCAACCATAAGGGAGACATCAAATTGCTCATCACTCGATATTATATTGTCATCGCCATATATACTATCGACAAACTTTAGTTTACGGTACTTCCCCTCCCATCTCTGTAAGAGGGTTCTTTTACTAAGTTCATCTAGGTCTTGCATAACAAATCGATCGATATCAGGCATCCAAAGAGTGTACTTCAATATTATCTTGTTTCCAATACTATTATCAGTTGCCGTACTAGCATGTCCACTGGGTATTCCCCCAAATCTCATACGTACCGTCCCATCATGGTACACAAGCGGACAAAATGCCAGATCCATGTACAAATTCATAATCTTATTAGTACAATGTGACGGCATAAACTGGGAGCGCACTCTTGCTATTGCCTTAATCACAGCTGGGGGTAATTTCCCATCCCAATTACTGTAATCTCCATCCAGATGATACATTTTCCTTCCGTGTCGATTTAGTAGTGTCTGCCACCCACCTTGCAAATAATTGTGTCCGATTCCTATACCGGTAGTTGCAAGGGTATCAGCTATCTTTGCGTCAAACTCCGCGCCTAACATTCGCGCGACCCCTACATAATCAATACCCATTATAACAAAGGCACGAGGGAGTCCATTCTTGCGCAAGGGTCTTATTTCATCTTTGAATGATATGCCCGCAGGTAAACGCAAAGGTGCTGTATCCAACTGTTCATATAGAGAATTAAATCGACTAATATAGTCAGTATTCTCAACAATCCATTTCTTCTTCTTTCCGCGATACGGAAATCCAGCTGACGTGTTCAAGTTCATAGGATACACAATTTCGTTTCCAAACACCGATTCTTGAGCGGTCAAAGGCTTACACATACTGATTCCAGCTGTTTTAAGCTCATTGACCACATCAACAATAGCCGCTTCTAAACGAAACTGATCTATATCTACAGGATCTGCAATGCCGAACTTTTCCTCAGCCTCAATGAGATTATACTCATTAAAGTTGGGAGGAGCATATTCAGTTGCAGGGCCGTGGGGGTCGCGTTGTAAGGAAGTCTTATAAACACTTGAGGTCATTGTATAACCAATGACTTTTCCTATACCCCCACGCCGAAAGTCCGTATCTTGAACCCGTCAATAATATGCATTAAATGCACTCATCCACCCCGCAGGTTGTATGAAGCATATAGGCATATTCTCATTCCCAGCATGGATATACCCAACTATTACGTTGCGCTCCACACTCACAGCTATTCAATTACAACTTCC